ATATTTACCTTGCGGTTTTCATCAGGTGCTACATCGGCACCATTTTTCTGAATGCCAACAATGATATTTTTCTCTGCATTGCTCGGTGCATGTGCAGACTGAGAGTGTGTATAAGCGGCATGACCCTTATCACCTGGGAATGCTGTAGATGCAGTAGTACCCAGTGCAAGAGTCTCAGAGATTACGATATACTTGGAACCAGACCAACGGTAGGTTTTATTATTGGTCAAATCTACATAAATTTTACCTGCCTCAGCCGTATAAGCACTAGATTTTTTAGAATCCTTGTAGAATGTCGCTGAATCATCAGATACATAACCTTCAAGAACATCATCAACGAAGCTTGGAAGCTGTGCAGATATTACTTTACCATCGTCACCAAGAGAAGCTACACCATTAGCTACGCCTTTCTGAGATGCTGGAATTGCTTTTACATCATCGGCAGAAAGAGTGATATCACCAGTTAAAGCTTTACCATTGACCTTTCTGGAAGTAGGTACTTTTCCGCCAAGAGCAGAGTTTACTACTTTATTCTGTACTGGATTTACAGAAGTGGAACTGAGTTTGTCATCCACCGTTGTCTTATTTGCACCTGTTGCGACACCGTTTAATTTTTCGAGTAATTCAGCAGTAAAAGAAGCGGTAGTTGCATCAAGAACACTCTTATTACTATGGCTGTGAGATGTGTTTTTGATTAATTCCTGTACTTCCTCTGGCGTTAAGTTAGCATAAGCTAAGTCAGCATATACGGTTGCACCATCACCAATCTTAATTTTTCTGGTGACAGTATCAACAAGAAATTCACCTTTTAAACCGACAAATGTACTGTTCTTCGCCCATTCATCGGTGGTTTTGTTATTTAAAATAATACGTGTTTTTAAAGTTGTGTTTGCCATATTTATTTACCTGTTCCATCTATAATTTCAATTTCGCTGTAATCACTGCCGATTACATAATATTTTAGATTTGCATCGTCCCATCTATAAACTCTATTATTGACTTTATCGATGTAGATACATTCAGCATCTCCAAGAGTAGGAAACTCCAAATAGGAATCGGCGGTGATAACAATTTGTTTTTTTGAATCTTCAATTTGCTTGGATATATAATCCTTTATCTCGGA